CTTGGTTGATGCGGGCCTACATCTCCTTTACGTAAGGAACAACGGTCCCAGTGGCCACTGGGGTAGGGACACACCCCGATAAACTGGGCATTTGACTTAGAGTGCCGCCAAAGCCATAATTGCTGCTTTTGCCGCAGCAACAACTTCAGGGTTCTTTGCCAACCAGCCTGCGAACTGGCCAGCAGCATTGCCAAATTTCTTCAAGAAGCCTTTGATCATTTCAACATGCTTTGGGTTGCAAGTTGAGCTTTCAAGTGTAGCAAGGTAATGCCAAGTCATTGTAAAATCATCGGTCATTGCCGGGAACACTCTCTGCTCAAAAATCTGCAGCGGTGAGTAGAACTCAACAACATAGGTAAGAGTCAACTCAAGTGATCCATTCGGATCATCAAAATTTCCCGCAGCAACGAGAACAGTTGGGGCTTCGGGAGTTTCACCTGGTCCAAGAAAATCCAATTCACTCAGATCTCCTGGTATCCAGAACGAATATGCTCCTTCACGTAACGCACCATGATACTGGTTGCGCGTCAATTTCACGATGGTTGAGTAAGGGTCCTGTTCATACCCGTACACCCCTCTTGTTCTTGCTGATGCGATGATGCCTCCATTGTTGTACTCATTACCCGTGTAGGTGAGCAACATGCTCATCGCCGCAATTCTATAGTGCGAAACTTTAGAATCTTCAATCCAATGTGGTTCGAACATCGGAAATTGACTCATTCCGTGGCCGGTGACGGTCATCGAGTTCGCACCATCTTGACACCAAATCCCTCCGCCTGGTGAAACTGTGTAGAACACAACGTAATAAGTCCCGGCGGCAACACTCCAAACCGCGATCTCTCCACCAGAATTTATTGCGTATGCAAGGCTGCCAGACAAGTCGAACATATCCATCTGCGAGAACTTGGAAACAGCGAGACTCATCGTGCTTCCAATAGTAACCTCCAGCACAGATAGTGATGTTGGCCACCCGCCCGGATTGGTAGGAAAGGGGGATGAATACCCAATAACCTGTCCATTTCGGTCGAATAGCTCTGCTAAACTCTCAATACCAGTTGGGTTGCTCTCATATTGTCTCCAACCAATTGAACGCACGACTTCAACATCCGCTGCGCCAACCTTGAAACCATAACTGTTGTGCAAACTTGGCCTTTGAAACACAAAGAAAGGTGTGTCTGCACCGAGTGATTGCAAGGTGTGAACGCGTGTGAACTTTCGCGTAGCGCCAACGAAAGGTGACAATGATGGTAGTGGTTTAGGTGTACCCTCATTCGGATTGAGATACTGCCTGGCATACCTTGTAAGATCCTTCCTGACTTCTTTCTTTCCAACGAATTTTTGGCCTGCGGCCCTTGCGCTTTTTGCTTTCGAGGACATGCCCCGTAACAAGGGGTCGGCTACTGTAAGTCGACCTTGCGGATCTGGTCCCATTCTTCTTCGAATTGATCCTCGATCAACTCGCCCCATCTCCACTGTCTGAGCTTACAGCGCCATGCTCTAAGTCTATTTAAATCTATGTGATATAAATCACACAATTCAAGCTCCGTGTCCGGATGTTCGCTAGCACAATCAGTTGATCTCGGACGAAAATCCTTCTCGTATTGATTTTGGACGATATCGGTGCAATCTACATCGGAGCAAATTTCTAACAAACGGTCAAAGAGATCATTCATCAGTGGTATGTGGTGACAATCATTGTAAAGACTTAGGACAACAGCCTTCACATGTTTCATCGCCACACCCAGGTTCTTAATGGGACCCAAATGCCAAAAGGCTTTGGCAAATGTACGCCCAATCAATGGTCCGGCCCATCTCTCCCCGCTTGTAGTGAGGTAAAACCTCTTTTGTAAAAATTTACCTTTTAATGGATTGGTAACTGGATTCGACTGGTCGATCTTAAGGTGAAATCCACATTCATAAGCAAAGTCCCTAGGATTCCAATCATTGGTTAGAGCATAACTGAACATCATACTAGTAACCCATGTATTACCACAGCTTGTATAAAAATAGCCAGAAGGCATAGTGGCCATAGTACTCATCTTCAACAATATCCGCCGATCTTTCGCTCGATAGATGTATTTTCTAAGCATCATCCGTCTAGCGAGGTCGGCAACTTCAGTAAAGCCAAGTACTTCAAGCTGCTGGTTAATACTCTCGATTGCTGCTTCATGCATGTGCATATCTAACCTGCTAAAATCAGCCCCATAGCAAGTCAGTTCATCTCCTCTAGCATCCAACCAGTAAGCATCGTCACTCATGATGATCAATGCCCATGTCCTATTCTGCACCACCCAACCCATTGCCCAATCCCGCCATTGACCCAATTTTTGGCCAGTCATGCCACAAGCATATTTAACTTGTCCATTCAGTTTGCGACATAACCACCTATTCATATAGTCACTAGCAGGGCCGCCGATGCATCTTACTTCATACGGTGGAACCGATATCCCTCGAGGTGCGAAAGCATTAGGGCAACCGCCTCCACACCCATCAGGATCATAATCCGCTCCAACCCAGTACTTGCCGTTGAATGGTCCTTCCGGGGTGGAACCATCCGCTCGCCTTGGTAAGATATTTTTCTCTATCTTCACCATCATATCAAATGCAAGAGTGGGCTTGTGACGCTTCTTCGTGAATCTCGCATACATACACTTCCTCATATTCTCTGGATACCTGAGGAGCCAATCATCTAACGTTAGTAAGATCAAATCTTTACACACGAACAATGCGGCACACTCATTCCAGCCCCTATTCATCCTTGAACTCCATATTTCAGTCAGATGACGATAAAACTCTTTGCAGCGCTCCAACTCATCCAAATACAAGTCAGGCTCCTCTTTACCGATAAATCGCTTACCAACACCGCCCATCCTTGATGTAGCCATAGTTATAACATTACACAGACAAGGAGCTGGCGAAGTGACAACATCCGCTGTCCTTACACCGGTATTGTGATAGGTGTGCAATGCTGCATCATTCCTAGTACAATATGATTGCCATCTCCGACCTGCGTGATGTGATAAGGTAAAGTCAATATCAGTATTTGGATTGGTTTCCTTAGGCTCGTATCTAGCGCAAAAATTTGAATAACTAAACCCGACCAATTTTTCCGCGCTCGTAACTGCTGAATTGAGGGCGTCGCCTGGAGTCATCCTCATCTTATAACCAAGCACACTTGCCACTAATGCTGCCAAAACAAAATATAAGGATTCTTCAAAAATGAATTGCCCTCTAAACTTCGTTTTTAACATTAGTTGGTATAAGTCGCCTGGCAAGTTTGTTGGTTCTTCTAAATATCTTACTAATGTGTGTTTAATGACGTCGCCCGTCCAATTGTGGTAATATGAACCAGCCACAAGATTGGCGACACCATGCAACAAAACACCAGTTCCGATATTACCCTCACTCACCGTTGTTAATTGGTAGTGCCCTATGGTCTGTAAGGCAAGGGTTTGTGGTGTGGGACAATTGTACACATCCCCATAACCAAATAATAAGGCGACTAAGATCTTTGGAATTCTAAGATATTTATAGAGCAGTAGTTTGACCAACTCTTCACCAATTGGTGCAATTACTGTAGCATAGAGAAAGGTTTGTGCGAGACGCACAGAATTGAAGCTCCGCGCGCCCAATCCAAGCAAAACCAACAATGCTAGTCCACTCAGGACAAGTGTTGCAACACCTGTTAACGTATGTGATTGCACAAAATCCAATATCTTCTGAACCAAATAGAATCGCCCACTAATCCTCGCACTCCGCCAGCGTAATGCAACGACAGCGTCTTCAGCCACTTCTGGTGCCTCCCCAAAAGATTGGAGGAGAGTAGAGAAAACGTTCGTGACTGAACTGCCTCGCATAAGTTGGCCTAGCGCATATTTCGTTCCCTCAACAGACATGCCGCCCTCCCTACCAAACAAGGTTACATACGCTCTAGACGGCCAGGTAACCCTCGGTAACCACTCTTTAAACTTTGTCCCCAAATTTGTGAAATAATCATACCAGTTTGAAGCATTCTGTTGTGATTCCAATTCAGGGTCGCTTGAATCAGATTGGTCATCAAGGGAAATCGGTACGGGCGAATCGTAACTTTCAACTTGTGAATAGATGGGTGGTAGCGGTTGATAGAGCTCTGGCAATTCTTGTTCCTCCTCACTGCTAACCAGTGCCGGTTCACTCGATTCATCTACGGCCGGTGGGGCAACAGGGGTGCTCGGAATAGGTGTAGAGTCAACACTCTGCTCGGTTAACTCCCCTTCAACTCCTTCACACACCTGTTGCCCCACTGGCTCTTTTTCAGCATCGGTTTTGACAATCTTCTTAGCAACGCGTTCTTTCGCAATCTTTGACATTCTGTTTCTTCTTTTCGGAGTGCTTAGAATCTCACCTTTTTGTTCTGGCTCGTTTCTCACCGGAGTGTTTGGAACTTCGCCCCTTGGCTCGAGCTCGTCTCCAACACGCTCATCCCCGAATAGCTCTGCCACCTGCGCTTCATTGCTAAATTCGTCAAAATGCCTCTTGTCCTGAAGCCCCGTCTTCTCCTTCTTGGAGCTCGCCCCTCTCACAGAATAGATCACGAGACGATTTGAAATCTCCTCAACAACTGTCAACCTTACGCTCTTCTCCATCGCCATGTTTTCGGTTCTTGTACCAACATCAAAAACTGTTTGTTCTGCACTTCGTTCCTTCCACAATCTGCGCTGGCCATAAGCGAGGTACGTTCTGCTGGCGTTGTCCTCAACAGTAGCTGTACCTGGTTTAAAGGCGTTTTGGTATTTCCTTCGCTCCTGATCTCTCATACTCTGTGGGTACCAGAGTTTAAGTTTATGTGTGGTAAGAAATCTCAGCCGCTCTGGGACGGTAGTATTGCCGCCCAAGGCAAGAGTACGCAACACAATCTCCGCCTCGAGCAGAACATCTAACCAGTCGGTTATCCGCAGACTGGTTTTTGTTAATGCTCGTGGTTTGAACCCACCCAATTTATCCATAAAAACCCGTGCTTCTTCAAAGGTTATTTGATCACAAGCATAGGGGAAGTCAATTTTGGCTACTCTGACACCAACATCGACATAAAGTGGACTCCATGTTGGTAGTCTCCCGTCTCCCTTGATCTGCCCCTCTTCCCTAGTTTCTTTTAACCATTGATCTTGCCCGGTCTTTATGAACTTCCTACCTGTCGTCAACGACCGTTTATTCTGCGCCATTTCATAAATTGGCTTACCACGTTTACCCTTTGCAACTGGCTTGGGGTATTGTGACCTTAGGTCCTTCAAG